CACGCGATGCTGCCGGAGTAAAGAGACTCGGCGGAGATCCTGGCAAGAAGATCGATCCAGCATGGAATGAGACCGACCAAAAGACCGGCGAGCCTGTCGGGATCGATAAGGGCTGGGGATACATGCCTGGCGCCACAGCCGATATCACTGGCGCGATCGAGGACAAAATCACATCACTGCCAGAGCCGCTGGCCAATGCTCTGCGTGAAGATATCGCGAAACAACGCGGGCGGCGCAGCAAATGATCCGCATCGAAGTAGACGATAAAGCTGTACGCGCCAGGCTGTCTGTTCTGGCGCAGCAGGTGGCAGATGTACGGCCTGCGCTTTCTGACATCGGCGAATACCTCGTCATGTCAACCAAGCAGCGGTTCGGCGAAAGCCGATCTCCGGATGGCACGCCGTGGGCGCCGAATAGCCCGGTAACGATCATGCGCTATCTCTCGCGGTTCGGCGGCACGCGTGGCAGGCGCGGTCTGACGAAGAAGGGCGCAGCCATGGCCGCAGCCAAAAAGCCGCTGATCGGAGAAACCAGGCGACTTTCGACGGAAATCTCGTATCAAGTCGGCACAGATTCGCTGGAGGTTGGATCCAGTCTCGAGTACGCGGCCATCCAGCAACTCGGCGCGCGTAAAGGCCAGTCTGGACGGACGCGCAGAGGCGCGCCAATTCCTTGGGGTGACATCCCGCCGCGCCCATTCCTTGGCATTTCCGAGTCAGACAGGGCGGCAATCCTGGAAATCGTCTCGTCGCATTTGGGAGCGAAAGAGGGCTTGTAACTGCAAAATGTTGTATGTATGATGCAGTGCATGCAAACGGTAGTCGCTGACAGCACGCAATCCGGCAAGCAGCCTGGATTCGTCGCTGCGCGCGTCCATGCTCTCATGCCCGGCACCTGGCCGGCCGATCCTCAGCCGATCACCATCACGGCCGAGGACATCGCCGCCATCGCAGCGGCATACAATCCCCAGAAGTACCAAGCTCCTGTCGTGATCGGCCATCCTGAGACCGACTCGCCTGCATGGGGTTGGGTTCTGGACGCCTCCGCGGAGCTGGACGGGCTATGGCTCGATGTCGAGCTGTTGCCGGAGATGGCAGACCTTGTGCGTGAAGGTCGCTACAAGGCAGTCTCGGTCAGCTTGTGGATGCCTGACGCGCCGGGCAACCCAACGCCTGGCGTCTGGTCGCTCAAGCATTTGGGCTATCTCGGCGCTGTGCCGCCGGCGGTCAAGGGGCTCGCTCCGACACAGCTTCAGGCAGCGGACACTGACGAGCGCACAATCATCATCACCTCCGAAGCTTCGCATGGTGCGGAGCAACAGCAGAAGGAGATCATGACCATGGCAGAAACGAAGAACGACGGCGATGCCGTCCAACTCGCCGAACGCGAACGGCAGATTGCCGAGCGCGAGGCCGCGATCGCGCGGCGTGAGCGCGAGCTGAAGCGTGCTACGTACGCACAGGAAATCGACGCTCACGTGGCAGCCGGTCGCATTCTGCCGGCGGAGAAATCGGATCTCGTCGAGCTCATGGAACGTCTCGATGGCGCAGCGACCGTCACACTCGCCGAGGGAGGCGAGCGGCCAGCGCTCGATCTGTTGCGCGACTTCCTGGCGCGGCTGCCGTCCCGCGTGACGCTCGGCGAACACGCGAAGGCGCAGCAGAACTCCGAGTCAGTGGTCATGCCGTCAGTGCCACAGGGCTACAAGCTCTCAGAGCGCGGTCTGATGCTGCACAGCCGCGCGCTGGAGTACATGGCCGCTCATGCCGGCACCGATTACCTGACCGCCGTTCGCGCCGTCGAGCGCACCATCCAGTAAGGAGGCCACATGTCCCACTCGTTCCGCCCTGCCCAGACGCTCACCATCAAGTCGTCTGGTGCAATCACTGCGAACCGCTTCGTGACGGCGGCCGGCGCACAGGCCGGCGCAGACGCGAACGCGATCGGTGTCGCCCTTGCTGCCGCAACAGGAGCCAACGAATACGTCCCGGTCGTCACCCTCGGCACTGCGTCGGTGGAAGCCGGCGCTGCCATCTCGGCTGGTGCCACGGTGAAAAGCGACTCGCAGGGCCGCGCTGTGACATGGGCCACCAGCGGCGCCAAGATCGGTGTCGCGCTCGAGGCTTCTGGCGGCGCCGGCGAAGTGATCGAAGTCTTCCTCGTGCCGAATGCGGCCTAATCGATAAGGAGCATTGACCATGCCTCAGATGACACCCGCTCAAGCTCGCGTAGTCGATCCGGTCTTGACCGAGGTCGCGCGTGGCTATCAGAACTCCGCTTTCGCCGGCATGGCTCTTTTCCCAACCGTGTCGGTCGGAGCACGAGGAGGGAAGATCATTGCGTTTGGCAGGGAGCACTTCCGCCTCTACAACACGGCGCGTGCTCCGGGCGGTCAGGTCGTCCGTACGACCAGCCTGTACAGCTCGCAGAGCTACGCACTCGAGCAGCACGCCATCGAGGAAGGCGTACCCTACGAGCTGATGGGTGATGCCTCGGCTGTTCCTGGCGTCGATCTCGGCGCTGCCGCCGTCCGCCGCGGCATGAACATCATCGGGCTGCGTCTCGAGAAGGCCCAGGCCGATCTGGCGCGCAATGCCAGCAACTATGGCGCATCCAACAAGGTGACGCTGTCCGGCACGAGCCAATGGTCAGACTCGACGAGCGATCCGATTTCGGCGGTCGAGGGATACAAAGAAATCGTCAGGGGTCAGATCGGCGTGCGTCCGAATACCCTTCTGGTCTCAGGTCGCGTCTTCGCGATCCTGAAAACTCACCCGAAGGTCACCGATCGGATCAAGTACACCTCTCGCGATGTGGCCACGCCAGATCTGCTGGCCGCGCTGTTCGGTGTCGAGCAGTTCGTCGTCGGCGATGCGATCTACGTCGACAACGCTGGCGCCACGGCCGATATCTGGGGCAAGGACGCGATCCTGGCCTACACCGCAATCGGCGGCGTGGCCGATGCTGGCCGGCCGAGCTACGGCTACACGTATCGTCTCCAAGACATGCCAGTTGTCGAGGATCCGTACCAAGATCGTTCGACACGGTCATGGATCTACCAGATCGCCGACGAGGTCGTCCCGGTGATCGCTGGCGCGGATGCAGGCTTCCTGATCCAGAACGCGGTCGCGTAAGGATGACGCATGAAGGTCAAGGTGCTTGTGGATCACCTCGAGCACGACGGCAAACGCGTCGAACGCGGTGCAATCCTCGAGGTGATCCAGTCCCAGGCCGAAGACCTCATCGCCATCGGCGCGGTCGCTGCGGTAGAGGAGGAAGCGAAGCGCGGCAAAAAGGTCGAATGAGGAGCGCGCTAAATGCCGGTATACGCGCAGGTCGACGATCTGGTCAGTCGCTTCGGCCAGGCCGAGATCGTACAGCTGACCGACCGCGCGACTCCGCCGGCCGGCGCAATCGACAATGCAGTCGCACAGCGCGCACTGACCGACGCTGACGCAGAGATCGATGCGTACATCGCATCGATTTACACATTGCCGCTGTCCAGCGTGCCGCCGGTCCTCTCCAGGATCGCATGCGACATTGCGCGTTACCGACTATGGGATGACCAGGCGCCGGAGGAGGTGAGATCGCGCTACGAAGACGCGCGCCGATTGCTTGAGGCGATTGCAGCCGGACGTGTGACGCTGACCACGTCGCAATCGGCTGGCACCGTGCAGTACCATGCACCGACCAGGATCATGAAAGATCTGGAATATTGACATGCTGCACCTCCAGCGCCAGATCTGCGCCCGGCTGGATGGCATCCCAGGCGTTTGTAGCGTCCATGCTATAAGCCCCCTGACGCAGAGCGCCTGCAAGGAGAGGTTACCAGCCATTTTCGTGACCTTTGACGGCTATCGCGTGGACAACGCAAAGTCAGCAGATGGTGTGGTGCTTGCTGTACGCTGGCTCGTGGTGCTCGCCATAAGCAGCGAGTCAAGCACATTGACTAGAGATGAGGCTGGTATCGTCGAGCGCATCATCGGGCGTCTGTATCGGTGGAAAGGCAGCGGTGCGCTGGCCATGCAACCGCTTGGCGCGCCACAGCCGTCGTATGACAACGGTCGCTTGCTGATCTGTCTGCCTTTCGAGGCCGACATGGTCGTCACCAAGGAAGACTGATGCGCGTTGGGCCGATTGTGGACAGGCTGCGCACGAAGGCGCCGCGCCTCCGCCAGGTAATTCCTGCGCTGACAGGAGCCGTGCCCTCGCAGTACCCTGCGGCGTATGTATTCCCGGTGTCAGAGCGGAGCGATGCGACAGCGCTGCTCGGGGCGCATGACCAGCGCGTGCGAGTTGAGATCGCCGTCGAGATCATGGTGCGCCATGCCATGGACGCAGCAACCGGCGGTCCGGCGGCTGAAGAGCTCGAGGACGTGCGCGATGAGGTTCGTTCTGCGCTCGCAGGATTCACCCCGGAATCCGGGATGAAACCGCTAGATCATGTAGAGGGCCGCGCAATGAGCTTCGAGGCCGGATTGGTGATCTGGCGTGACACATGGGTGACCGAGTTCTACCGGAGGCAATGATGGCTGACACTCCAGACAGCGCGCAGGATCAAAACCAAGGCGATCAGAAGCCAATTCCGGATCAATTGCCGTGTGCCGGCGGCCGGTATCGGAGGCTTCCAGACGGATCGCTAGAGCCCATTGAAGACGAGGAGTGACAAATGCCGCGCTACATCCGCAACACCGTCATCCTGGCGAAGATCGAGGCGACATATGGCACGGACGCCTCCCCGACCGGCACCGACGCGCTGCTGGTCAGCAATGTGTCAATCACGCGCAACCTGAATTCCGTCAACCGCGATCTGATTCGCGGATATATGGGCGCATCAGAGCAGTTGGTCGGCACGCGATCGATCCAGTGCGAGTTTACAGTCGAACTGGCTGGCTCAGGAACCGCAGGCACGGCGGCTGCCTACGGTAAGCTCCTGCGCGCATGCGGAATGGCCGAGACCGTCAATGCGTCACCGCCTTACGTCGAATACAACCCGGTTTCGACGAACTTTTCGTCAATCACCATCTACTACTATCTGGACGGTCTTGTTCATAAGGCACTCGGCTGCCGCGGAACAGTCGACGTTCGTCTGCCGCTTGGAGAGCGTCCAGTCCTGCAGTTCCGCTTCACCGGCTTGGATGGCGGATCTGTGGTGCAAAGCAACCCGACACCGACGCTCACTGCATGGAAGACGCCGGTCGTCGTCACGGACGCAAACACTGGAGATATCACGCTAGGCGGGACATACGCGTCTGGCGCCATCTCTGGAGGAACGACGTATTCGAGCCGAGGCATCGAGATCACGATCGGCCAGGCGGTCCAATTCATCCCAATGCTCGGCGGCGAGCAGGTCGACATCACGGGCCGCGAGGTGACCGGGCGTATGACACTCGATCTCACCGCTTCGCAGGAAGCCACGATGGTCACAGACATCACCAACAATACGCTGACGAGCATCGGCATTACGCATGGAACGGCATCCGGGAACACGATCGTCCTGTTCGCGCCTGCGGTACAGCGGACCAACCCGCGTGTCGAGGATGTCGAAGGTCGTGCCCTGCTGTCGATGGATCTGCGGTTCACCCCAAGCAGCGGAAACGACGAAGTGCGCATCGTCACCAAGTAAAGGACATCCATGCTCAAGCTCGGTGCATCCGACCGCTTCTGGTACCCGGTGCGCGTCGAGATCCTCGACGACGATGGCGTGCGCAGGCCGCACGAATTCAGGGCGCTGTTCCGTCGACATGGGCGCTCAGGCTTCGAGCGGCTCATGGAGAAGGTCCGCGCTAGCGAGATTACGGACGATGCGCTCGCTAGGGATGTGCTGCTCGGATGGCAAGGCGTCCAAGATGAATCCGGAGCGGACATCGCGTTCAGCCCGGAGGCGCGCGAGCGACTGCTCGACCTATGGCCAGTGCTGCCTGCGATCATCCAGGCCTTCATCGAAGCTCATTCGCCAGAGGGCCGCAGAAAAAACTGATCGCCGCCGCTCGTGCCTGGGCGGGCGGCGCCGGCGGCAACGACGCACAGGAATCTGCTGCCGCGTTCGGTCTTGCGTTGCAGCATACGCCGGACGAGACGGAGGTCTGGCCGGAGTGCGCCGAG